CCACCCGCCTCTAGTTGGCATAGTCCTGAATCTTGTAACTCTCTAAAAGTTTCAAGTGTCTCATACGGTTGAATCAATTCAAAATCAGCTCCGACGGTTTTAAACTCTTTGCCGTCGTCTCTGATTATCACTTTTGAATTTTCAAGCGCTTGCGTATGTGTTTGCCCGTCATCAGTAGTTAAAACAGCTTGTAAATCCATTTTAAATAACGTGTGAGGGTAAGCCATGCGCCATGCTTCCTCGATTGTCGGTGCGTCGGTTAGTACGTGCCCTAAGCCGTGCCAAGCAGGTTTAGTAACGTAAAATGCGTTGTTGTCCTCTATTTCATGAGCCATGTGTATCACCTTGTTTTAGGATTCAACCTATTTTGAATCCGTGAATCACTGCAATCGAGTGATCCACGCATTGAAACTAGTTGTTGATTAAGTGTGAATATAACCAGCTAGATCCATTCCACCGTATAAGCCGGATATAGTGATGTAAACGGTGCCTGTGTTATCTTGAGAGTGTATTTTAAAGCCTTTCCATCTATCTTGCAGGTGACTAAGTGTAAGTAGTTGTCCTACACTCATTTTACTGATCACTTCTTGCATTGTGTGACAGGCTTCAAGCCGTGTTGGCACAGCTTCGTACTTCTCTATTTGTTGATAAATCTCGGATAAAAGAAATGATTGTAATCGTTCAATACCTGCTAAGTTTAATGTTGATTTTGGTCCGTTGTTCATTGTGTCACCCTGTATAATTTCAAATAACTGTATTGTTATTTGATTACTATATACAGTGTACAGATTGTACAATTTTACGTCAACCTATTTTATGTATGTTTATAAATTAATTTATATGAAAAGTATGACTATTTAATGTGGTGGATTTATTAGGTTTATTGTACAGGTTAGGTTATATAGGCCTTTATAGTATGTTCTACCTAGTAAACTGTCGTAACTTTGTACACCTACTGTCCAAAATAACGACAGTTTACTAATTTTCTACAAATCTATCGTGTTTTGACATAAATTCATCTAATTGTTCCACGTGGAACACCTGATATGTAGCAAATTGCCCCATTTATGCAAGTAAATAACCGATAAGTAACCTTATCAGTCAAATTAAATGGGCTCCTGTGTAGTATCAACTAGTTAGGATGGGTGGCACCTATTTTCTATCAGCTATATCAAATGACAATGTAATGTATGTGGGTGATATCATTCACTATTTTTTCAGTTAAGCAGCTATGAAAAGTTTGCATAGTGTCCCACCGTGGTACACTTTATATAATTTGACCGATAAGTACTCGGAGGGGAGGGGTACTGGGGTTTTCAGTTTTCCGTATAGGATTCGTAATAGTTAAACCCTCAATAAGTACCTAAAATTTTAACTACCTCAATTTTCAAAATTTATTTTAACTACCTCAATTTTCAAAATTTATTTTAACTACCTCAATTTTCAAAATTTATTTTAACTAACTCAATTTTCAAAATTTATTTTAACTACCTCAATTTTCAAAATTTATTTTAAGTATCTAAAATTTTAAAAAATTTTTGTATCTTTCCAAGTTGTTAAAGTCACTTCATAAACAAGGTATGCAGCCGCAAGAAATAAGAGACAGATTGACAGTGCTCGAGACAAAGCTAGACCAGTCTATTGATAGGCTAGAAGATGCGATTAATTTAGCTAATAGGAATAATGAGAAAATTGAGGCACTATATCATGGGGATTATAGAACGCCGAGTTTGTTAGCGAGAGTGATAGCGCTGGAGAAGTTTAATGCCACGCTTACTAAAACAATCTGGATTATGTATACAGCAGTCATCGGTACGTTAATAACTTTACTTATAAGGAACGTATGAACTGGTTAAAAAAGAAATTAATGCAGTATTTTCTAGGTCAGAAGCTAATCGCACTCAAAGGATGGTTGAAAGGTAAGAAGACTGTGACAGGTGCAGTATCTTTTTTACTATGGATTGCGATTTATGCAATGCCAGCTTTTGGACCAGATTATAATTCTATTACTGTAGCGGGCACTGCTATCAGAGATTTTTTGTTGAGTAACGGGATTGATTTGGATAATAGTCTCTTTAATCTAGGGACCGGCTTTACTGTAATCGGTTTAGTTGGAAAAATATTAGACATGTTCTCAAAAGGTAAAAATGAATAATCAGAACGAATCAGAAAGCATAAACAAGAGAGTTGGTAGAGAGCGAGAACTAAGGAAAAAACTTCGTGAAGCAGTTGATAGATATGAACTGACTTTTCATAAACCATTAAGCCCGCTTGTATTAAAAGAATTTCTAGTTGAGAGTAAGAAGCATAATCAACTGGTATTTCTACGAGATCGTGTAGGAGTACTGTCTGATCAAGACTGCGATTATTTAATGCATATTCTAAAAGAGAATCCTGTAAACGAATCTACTGTACCAGTACAAGTAGCTTTAGATGAATTAGATGACGGCTCTATGGAAGTTGCTGAAGAAGACTTCGATAAGTCTGAGTTAGATGATCTTGAGTAATGCCAAGAAAAAAAGTTGATAAAGAAGCTCTACCAGACGACTCTGTAGAAGATATTCTGGTAGAGCTTGATAAGTGTTATCAACTTCACGACGGGCAAAAAATCCTCGACGCTCAAGTATTTGAGCATAAACGAAAAAGAATATTTGCACAGTGCGGTAGAAACTGGGGTAAGTCCGTTTCGATTGCATATATTTGCGCCAAGTTCGCGCTTACAAATAAAAACGTTGGTGCTTTTATAATATGCCCTGAAAAAGAACAGGCACGTGAAATTTACTGGGCATCAGGATTACTTAGAGGGATGCTGCCTGATAAGTATGTAGCGAAAAATCAACAAAATCGAGACGACGCTCAGAAAGGTGAGTTACGTATAAGACTAACTAACAAGTCTTTCATAAAATTGTTAGGAGCAGACGAGCCCAATAGGTTACGAGGAATTAAACCACATTTTTGTGCGTACGATGAGTACCGAGATTTTAAAGAAAACGCTTTTAACGTAATGGAAGCTAATCTTATCGGTAAGAATGCTACGTTATTAATTGGTTCAACACCTCCTGATGTAACAGGGCAGTATTCAGAGTTAAGAGAAGACTTTATTTCTCAGATTAAAACAAATAATCAAAGTTACTTTTACTTAGAGTTACCTACTGAAACTAATCCACATATATCTAAAGAGCGCTTGCAAGATATCAAACGTAGATTGATAGCTCATGGAAAGATGCGCGAATGGTTGCGCGAGTATATGGCGAAATTTATTCCAGGTGGAGCGTCGGCGGTATTCCCGATGTTTGCAGAAAGAAGGGATAGTATCGTTAAGCCAGCGTATGTTTTAAATGAGCTAATTAAAAACGAAAGACAGGCTTTTGATTGGTACGCGATATTTGATCCTGCATCTAGTTCTGTGTTTGCAGTAATGATAGCAGCAGTAAACAAATTCACATCTCAAATTTTCATATTAAAAGAGATATACGAAAAAGATAGGTACAAGACATCTTCAATTGATATTTGGAAACGCACAAACGAATTGAAGAAACTATATATGCGTGATCTATCAAAATGGGAAAACGTATACGATGAACATGAATCGTGGTTCTACAGAGATTTAGAACGCTACGAAATACTGGAGTTAGAGGGAGCACATCTAGATCCAACAGAGAAACAAAGTCGGGATAAACAAGAGGATTTAGCGACTATAAAAGATTTGATGTTACTAGATAACAAGTTTTTTATATCTGACGAGTGCCCGCATTTAATAGATGAATTTGAAAGCTACGTGACTGATAAGGATGGTAAGTTGATAAAGAGAAAGGACCATCAGATAGATAACTGTAGATACTTAATTAGTGCCTCAGGGTTTAGTTTAAATGAAGCGCCTGATTACGAAGGCTATTTAGAGAAGGTACGGGAAAGTAAACTAGAGCCTCCTGGGTTTAATGAGTTTATAACTAGTAAACGTAAACAAGATGACTGGACATATGATTTAGATGAATCCAGTATACTGACTGAAAATATTATACACGTTGAGGATTTAGGGTATGGCGAACTCTTCTAAAAAAGAAATCGATTTATTGGTACGGATAGGTACTACTGAAAAGTTACTTGATAAATTGTTTGATAGAGTAGCGCAGTTAGAGGGTACGGTAAAAATTACAGAGTCCAATACCCAAGAAATATTAAAGATTGTCGCGGATATACGGAAAGAGACTGAAGAAGTTTGGGAAGATGTAGACACTAAACCCTCAGAGAAGACGGAAGGAGATGCCGATAAAAAGCCAGCTATCGAAAATGATGAGTTAAACTATATACTTGATATATGACAGATTTAAGCGCTTTTATGTCTATGCGAAATGCGTTACCGGGAGAAATCTCGGTAAAACCTTTATGGGTTGATAACGCGCATAGATCAAAAACAAAATTTAAAGAATGGTTTCAGACACACCGACCGATCGCTGAAGCCTTTAATCAATTTAGAATTTGGGAAGAATGGAATAATTTACTTTGGAAAACAGGTGAGATTCTATTTTTTATGGATGGGGCTACTAAGTCAGTACCGTCTGTAGGTGTTACTAGTAAACAACGTAAGACTGTACCGTTCTGGGTAAATCACATATCTGATTTAATAGATAAACGATCAAATGATTTAGCGACGCTAAAACCTGAATATGAAATTACACCACCATCCGACAATGTAACTGAGCAGACTAGGACGGCTTCAAGAGTAGTGCGACCTATTGTATCAAACATAAGAAATTTTAATAATCTTTATCTGTTGTTTGATGAGAATGAGAGGTCTAATTCATTATATGGAAAAAGTATTTTAACTATCGATTGGGATAGTAATGTAGGCGATAGACGACCTCCACCAGAAAAGAAACGGGGTAAACAAAATGATGACGTAGATAAAGTAGCGTGGGAAGGAGAGGTAGTTATAAAACAAACTTTCCCATGGTATATTTTACCGTTTCCGGCACGAATCGCTTTTCAAAGTCCGATGGCGATACAGATTTTAGAAATCTTACATGTAGAGGAAGCTAGGGTAAAATATAAAACCCCTACCTTACAGCCTGATATGAGGCAGAATTTATTCGATTGGGCCTCTCCACTAAGCCCGGATATTTTAAAAGATGAGGTAGTTATTTATCGCACAGTACATATACCAAACGAGTATATGCCCGAAGGTGCTATGATCTGGTCTACTTATGATGGGACCGTACTTAAGAAAGAAGTAGATAGGTATCCCTATTCTCATGGCGGCTTCCCTTGGGAAGTGCATACAGACATGACTGAGTTGGGCAAAACTTTTCCTTACTCAATTATAAACAACCTAAAACCATTACAGTGGACCTACAATCTACTTGGTGGGATGATCAAGAAATCAATATTTTTAACAGCTCATCCTAAGTGGATGGTGACAAGAGGCAGCTGTAATATTTCTTCACTCGCAAATTCAATTACAGTTGTTCAACATAAAGCAGGGCAGCGACCTGAGTTAGCGCGGTATGATGTTGTCGGCGCTGACACAACGAATTTCAGAGCTAACGTTAAAGATGAAATGCAGAAACTTGCAGGTTCATTTGGGCTATCCAATGGAGATATACCACCTAATACAAGATCAGGTATTCAAATTTCTCGTTTACAGAATATTGAAAAGATGAATCGTTCTTACCAGATGGAAAAGAGGAACGATTTTATGCGACGTGTGTTGTTAAAGGCAGCATCGGTTGCGGGTGATTACTATCCAACAACTACCCCAGAGCATCTTACTAGGATTCTGGGCAAAGAGATGGCTGATAGTATAAGCGTACTCAAAAACACAAAGATTAGTGCTCAATATGTACTTAAAATACAAAATGCGTCTGGGTTTTCAGATGATTTAGCGGGAAGGTTAGAGGAAGTTGCTTTTGCGCGTAAAGAATTACCTGGTTTAATGACTCCGCAGCAAGAAGCAGACATAATTGGTGTAAGATCGGCACAAAAGTTTTACGATATTGTTACAGCAGCATTGCAAATGGCCGAAGGAGAGAACGAAGCATTTAGCGATGGTCGATCTGTAGAAGCTCCTTTGAAAGAGCAGGACCATATTCAGCATTGGATTACGCATGTTATCTATATGCAGACTCCTCAGTATATTAATTTACCTGAAAAAACACGTAAAAAGATTGAAGACCATACAGGGATGCACGAAATGTTCATGGAAGAGATTGCAAATTCCCCTAATGGTATGCTTTACCGTCAGAAATTGATGCAGTTAGATAGGTACCCTCTTTTCTTTAGTTTAAACATGGACACAGCAGCCATTGAAAAAGAAAGACAGCAAGAAAAAGAGAGCGAGATGCTTATGCAGCAAGCTGGGCAAGTGAAACAAGCTGAGAATCAAGCAGATAACGAAGACGCGATGCAAAAAATACAAGGCATGATGAATGGGGGTGCTTCAAATGTCGCAGGACAATAAAGATCCAAGAACGTTGAGTGCTTTAAATAAAGCACCTAAGACAACTTTAAGCGCTTTTATGAATAAGGTGAGTGAAAAAGATGAAGCTACGAGCGGGTCCAGTACGGATGATGGCGACAGCGGAAGTGGAGAAGCAGTATCTGGAACAGCTGGAGATACGGAGTCATCAGATAAACAAGCAGGGGAATTTGCAGAGTTATCTGATGGTGGGACCAGTGCAAATGGAAGCACTGAAAAAACTGAACCAGACCAACTCTATGAAGTCAAAGGTCAAAAGGTTCCTCTTAAAGATTTGCTTAACTCCTTCGAAACTCGTCAAGAGATATCTCGACGATTTGACGAAGTGGGCAAACGAGAATCAAAAGTAAAAGAGCGAGAGGAGCGCGTAACTAAAGCACAAGAAGAGCTAGACTATATAAATGAAAAGTTTGCAGAAATGCATGAGCAGATACGTGCGGGCAATCCTCTAAACGCGCTTACTATTGCAATGACTATGGCTCAGGCAGGGGAAGAATCTACTAATCCAGATATCATAGAGTTAGTAAAACAAGCTCAGACTATAGCTGAAAATTTTGCTGATATGTCTGAAGCCGAGCAAAAAGTATATATAGAAAAGCAAGAGCTAGATAGAAGAGAAAAAGCGTTAAAGCGTAAAGAAGCTAGAGATCAGCAGTTAAGAGAGGAGCAAGAGATACGCGATTACTACTTAACTGTACTAGATGAGCATAAGGTAACTGACCCAGAGCTAGAAAAAGCTTATGACGATATTCAGAATTTACCTAAATATAAAGAAGAATTAGACAAAAAAACTGATAAAAAAGAGCGTATTACCTACTGTTTAACATGGGTACTAGGCCAACGTTTTAACAAGATGATAGGCGATGCCATAGAGTCAGTAGATGTAAAACTTGCAAAAGATACAAATTTTCGTATTGCATTAATTGAGGGTTTAGATCCAAACTGTACGAAAGAAGATGTAGTAGGTATTGTAAAAGAATACGTACAAACAAATTCACAAGGTTCTGCAAAAGTAGAATCAGAAGCCTCGACGAAGGACGTAACTGAGAAAGTTACCACTCCAAACAGAGCACCTCCTGAGAAAGCGAAAGCAGAAAAAGAAACAAGACCTATAACTAATTTTAAAGATATTATTGCGAAGTATTCGTAGTAGACCTTTAGGATTATATAGCGATACGTTTATTTTTCGAGCATGGAGTAGTGCTATATGTCATCGTCTAGTTTAGAGACATCATTCGGTTTAGCTGAAGTACCTGAATTATTTAAAACTGATTTTAGAAGTTATCAATTAGCTGTGTATAACGAGGACGTAGTTCTCTATTCGCAGTTATCAAAACGTCCATACACTGGTAAACAAACTGAATGGCCTCGACCATTCGATTATTCCGGTGGTGTGTCTTCCGGTAGATTGCCTAAAAAGAAAGCAGCTGGTTACAACACAGTCAGATTCTCAAGTGTAAAAATGTATGCAGCAGCAGATGTAGAGCGTGAAGCAGTTGCTTTGGCTGTGTCTGATAAAGGCGCATTTGTTCGCTTGATGGAAGAGCCAATGAAGAAGATCCGTGAGTCTTCTACTTGGAACGCTGAACGAGCTATGCATGGTACGAGTGACGGAAAACTCGGAACTATCGCATCAGCTGGTGTGACAGATAACGGTGGAGGTAACTATACCTTAACTTTATCGACACCTGTTATAGCTAATTTTGAAGAGGGTATGTTCTGTAACATTGAATCAGGTAACACTGACTTGTTTGAAATACAGACAGTAGATCCTGACAATCTTCAAATTACAGTTCAACGTGAATCTGGTGGTACACAAGTACCTGCCCAGACAGATGAGATTTTTATGCAGCAGTCTGAGGATAATGATCCTTATGGTATGGCTGATATGAACTCAACTACTTCCGGTGTACGGTATAATATCAATACTACAAATCGTAAGTGGCACTCATCTCAGTTTAACTTGTCTAGCAAGACAATTACTCCGCAGATTTTTAGCCAGTTCTTACTACGCCATGAAAAACGTGTTGGTAAAGGAAAAGGTTTTAACTTTGCACAAGTTGGCTACACCCAGATGGAAAAGCTGATGAATCAGCTTGAAGATTCTAAGATGTATGACACCATCAAAATATCCCCAAAGGATAAATTGATGGCGCATGTATCATGGGATGCGATTGTGGTACACACTCCAAATTCAGGATCAATTACTTTGATTGCTGATAGGTTTGTACCTGATAGCGAAATCTGGTTCTCAGATGTAAACACAGATGTTGGATGCGCGGTTTACGAGGCTCCAAAATCAGGGTTTGTAACTGAAGATACTGGAACCCCGTTACTTCGTTCACAAGACGAGGATATGTTTGAGATTAGATGGGCATGGTACGGACAAAACTACTTCCCACCTATATCACTTGGTAGAATCTACGGTGGAAGTACCACATAGGTTTAACTAATGAATGTTGTAGTAAGTAACAGGATGATTATGCGAATCGTAAACAGAATTGTTCTCGCTTTAGTAAGCATCCTGTTACTTGTACAACTAGTACATGCAGCACCAGCCGGTGACTTAACCACACAGGGCAGTGCTAGATTCGTTTCTCGAACTGGTAATGATTTAACTATCGGTAACCAAGGCAGTGCTAGTACTTGCAAGATCGTACAAGGATCAAATACTAATCTTACATGCGATGGCGCTACTAGGTCGTGTACGATTTATGATATTATTTTAAGTAACAAATTAACCTTCAGTACAGCAGCGTCTAAAATAGTACCTGGTGCGACATCTCTATCTTTAAGAAATAACGCAGATAGTGCAGATAACTTAATTTGTCTGGACGCCGGTTCTTGTACGATGCGAGCTGGTTTAACTAACACAACAGGCGATCATACATTAACTAACGGTAATACAGTTTATACAGCAGCAGGTACACAAGACGTATTTCCTGTAGCTGGTGTTATTACCCCATCTACAGCGTCTATTACTCCAGCAGCAGGTTATACTTTAACTGGTCGATACTCTATTGTAGTAGCGGGAGCACCTACAGCTAACTTTGTAGTTTTGCCAGTGGCTACAACTGTAGTCGGTAAAAGTTTTAGATTATATAATCAAAGCTCTAACCCAGTTGCTATCGTACCTCAAACTGGATCAATTAACGTATCAGCTGCATTAACGCCTTTTGCGTGTACTACACTAAAAGAGTGTGAATGTACGGGTATAACAAACGGTAATTTTGGATGTTCACAAAAATAAAGGGCATATATGAAAAAGAAAGGTACTAAAAAAGGCGGTAAGAAGAGCGGTAAAAAAGGCTGTTAACGATTTAAAAAAGGATGGGTATGTACAATAAATTTAAAAATATATTTGCAAGTTTAGTAATAGGGCTTTTCATCGGTGGTATTCTTTCACAGATTCCATTGGCGTATGCTGTAACTGGAGCAGTATTCGATACTGTTAACAGGGCATATTTTGTAGCACGATCTGGTTACAAAATGACAATTGGCACAGCTGGTAGCGATACGTTTTCACTTATCGCGTCTAGTACTCCTGTGGCTGTAGTAGATTCTACAGGTATAACGATGCAGTCTGGCGCACAGATGAAAGCGATAGCAGCTTCTGTTATGACCCCATCTACATCGTCTATTACTCCAGCAGCAGGTTTTACGTTGTCTGAGCGTAATACCATCATAGCAGCAGGAGCACCTACAGCAGCTTTTGTAGTTTTACCAGCTGCAACATCTTCTGTAGGAAAACGCTTTACGTTGTTTAACCAAGGGTCAAATCCGGTTGCTATCGTACCTCAGACTGGTGCGATCAACGTATCGGCTGCATTAACGCCTTTCTCTTGCACTACTTTAAAAGAGTGCCAGTGTACTGGGTTAACAACAGGCGTGTTTGGATGTTCACAGCAATAATATGAAAGGGCTTATCGGAGGGTTTGCTTTATTTTGTCTATTCTTTATGGTGATAGGAGTGCTTACAACATTCGAAAGCGCTCCAGCAGCTAAAGCTATGACATCACAAGCAGACGAATCTATGGAGATTGTAAAAACTCTTCATAACTTCGATAAGCGCTTAAGACGTATTGAACGTAAAACAAACATAAAGATACCTAGAAACGAACGAACTATTTTTTATATTGATGGGCAACCTGCGTGATTACCAGAGGATTATATGTTACGTACTTTAAAACATGCTTTTAATGCACCTAGATTAATTGGGTGTAAAGCAACTAGTGCCGGAGGCGCATGTACTGTAAATATCAGCCCAGATGATTTTGCATCAGCGGCTTCTGCCTCTACTGGTAAGGCTTATCTTACTCTTGGAGATGTTTTTTATCGTGCCGGTATAAATGTAGGTTCTCCTTTTAGCTCAAATGTGGGCGCTCAAGGCGCTCTTTTAATTGATGCTGATCCAACTTACGCAGTTCAATCTTTTAAAACGCATGATGGTACTAATCCAGATGATGGGTCGTTCAACGCTTTTATATTAGGTTACGACTCTCCTCAATCAGATTACGTAGCAGCAGGTAGGCAATCAGCTCCCTTCGCTGTAAAAAATTCTTGGAACTCGGCTAGGTTAGAAGTATTTAAAATTACTCCCCATGCTACTACCCCTGTTATAAGTATCGGAGCTGCGAAAGCTACGTTAACTAGGAATGGTGCGGGGGATTATACGATTACTTTTAAACGTGCTTTTTCTAATGGGGATGTAGTAGCAGTACCGTTACCAATTGGTGCAACTATTGCTCATCATCATATTGTTTCATGTTCAGCAACGGCAGTCAGAGTTTTAGTAGGAGCGGCTGGTTCTGGTTCAGATTCTTTCCCGTTCTATTTAGTTGTTCAAGGGTCCGATAGCCCTGAGCATGGTTCACGTTATAGAAAAGCTACAAAAGTAACTGATAGGTTACCTAGACTAGTAGCAGGACGAATAGAATGGTCTGGTGGAACACCTTCTATTGCATGTGGAACAGGTGATTTTACTATAGCGGATACTGGTACAGGTGTTGTAACGGTCACTTACACAAATCCATTTTTAAGAGAGCCAGCGTCGTTAGCTAACCAAAATGTAGCAGGTAACGTAACTTTAAATGCTGCGAATAGTGTATCTGCTTCAGTGTTTAACTGTTTTAATGCAGCAGGGGCATTAACAGATCCAGCTGATCTACACTTTATGACTATCGGATATGATGATGTCTCTGAATATGTGATGTAGGGGTATATGAAAAATTTCGTTAAAGAGATAATTGCGGCTGGTAGGATGCCTTATGTCAGCAAAAAATCCATGCGTGGATTTAACGGCGCTATCTCTAGTGCAGCTGAAACTGTGTGGAGTCCTGGTGCTACTTATACACAGTTGCTAACGGGCGTGGCCTTTGAAGTAGTTTCGACATCAGCGAGTGATAATGGTGTTACACCTGGAGTAGGCGCAAGAACTGTTAGACTTACATTAGTTAACTTTGAGTACGTAGAAGAAACCATAGATGTTACTTTAAACGGTACAACGGCAGTTGCTGTAACTAGTACACAATCACGTAATCCATCTAGCTTATTTATAGCTTGCAACAAGATGGAGGTTTTGACAGCAGGATCTAGCTTAACCAACGTAGGAGCTATCAACGTAAGAACTGTTTCAGGAAGTGTTGTAAAAGCACAGATACCTACGCAAGTTGGGTACATAGGACAAGACGCAGGATTTGTTTACACTATACCAAAAGACTGTATTGGCTTGTTGATGCCCGTTATAGTTTTTGCATCAGGTGTTACAGATGCGTTTTCTATTTATCTTCTTAGAAAAAATTCTGATGGTGTTATACTTGGCGAAGGTGAAGCGGATATAGGTATCTGCAATACATCCATAAACACAGGTAAGGGCGCGTTAAATTTTGGTAGCGGTTTATTTATACCTCAAAAATCTTTGATTGAGTTACGTGCCATTACTACATCCGGCGCTGGATCGTTGACAGCATCAGCTGAATTATTTGTCTTTGAAAAAAATAACACGCTTATTTAATAAGGAGCGTATGAGTTTCTGGAGTAAGTTAGTAAAGCCCGTTGGAATTGGCCTAGGGGCGGCAGCTTTAGGATCTATCCTATTTCCTGAAACAACAGGAATGTTAACAGGTGGTTTACTAGGTAGCAGTGCTTCACCAGGAGTAGGTGGGATTGGTCCTGTAGCTGATGGGTCAAAGTATGCAGATATGCTTAATGGTGGGGCGTCTATCTGGTCTAATCCAACTGTTTTATCAGCAGGTATTTTAGCAGGTACATCTTTACTGGGCGGGCTATTCGGTCCTGAAGCAAGCCAAGCTGAGTATTTACGAGAACAAAGCGAAGCTAATGCAGCAGAGGCAAAGCGACAATTTGATGCTGAATTAGCTTATAAGCAAGCGGCTTTAGCTCAAGCAAAAGAAATAGCAATGATTCAAGCGGGTGCAGCTAGGTCTGCATCTAGTGGTGCAGGTGCAGCGGCTAAAATAGCGGCTGATGCAATGCTCAAAAAAGCTAAATCAGACGCTATTATGCAAGCCGGATCTATGAAGTCTCAAGCTTTGCAGATTCCTTTAGCAGCTATCGATAACCAAGCTAAGACAGCTCAAAACACAGGGGCACAAGCTAACAGTTTCTTTGGTACATTGGCGTCTACTTTAGCTACTCCTGCTTTATCAGTGGCGAGGTAACATGGCATACACTGATACAGAATTAGCAGAGATTGAAAGATATATTCCTGGGTTTTCCCAGATGTCACCTATTCAACAACAGGCAGCTATTAGACAGCTTAAAGCACAGAATAATCCATCACAGCAGCCATCTTCCGGTAACTCAGCTTTGCAGATTGGCGGTACAGCAGTAGCAGCGAATGGTTTAAACTCAATCATTAATGGTGGATCAAAAGTACCTAGTACAATACCTACACCTCCAATATTAGGACAAAGCGGCGCTGCTCCTTCAATACTAGGTAACTTTGGTTCTATGGGTATTGGACCACAGGCAGGGATTGTGGCTGGTACTGCATTACTAGCAAAAGGTACAAGTGATTTAATAAAAGGAAAAAACGATAAATCACCTATAGGCTTGGCAGCTAGAGGACAGACGGCAATCACCTCCGGAGGTTTATCAGAAGTAGCTAGAGCTACTGGATTAAATAAGATTATCAATGGCGGTAAATCAGAAGATCAACAAGGCAGAGATAAAACACGAGAGAATTTACAAACTGCGGGAATATATGATCCAGATTTTAACTTAACTTTGTCCGATGGGACAAAAGTTAACATGGGTGTGGATGGGTCGATTAAGAATTATAATATTTCGCCAGAGGATTTAAAAAGCCCTACATCTGGAAAATACATTGCATTGATAGCACCTTTTGGAGCTATCGCAGCTCAAGGAGATGTAAAGCGATCATCGGATGTTGTTGGAGAATTGTTCAATGCAGTCAAAGGTACAAAAGACCCTTTAAAAGAGATAAAAGCGCTTTATGAAAAAGCAGGTATTTATAAAGAAGACGCTTTAGCAGCTATAGATGCTTTGAAAGATTTAGATGACAAGACACGTGAGGTCTATAAGTCATCTATAAATGAGTTAAATCTTTCAGCTAGGCCAAAAGAAGGTAGTACAGCTACAGCAGGAAGCGGCGTTACTGGAGGGGGCAGTAAAGTAGTTGTTATTAGACAACCTACTTACATAACCCCAAAACCTCAGAAAACAGACACGGCTACTCCTTATAGAATGGACCTACTTAATAAAATGCTTGCTCAAAATTCACAGCCTATTCAATATCCTACACAGGCACAGCAGCCTCAAACTCCTGGATTTAGTGAAACTATGAATAAGATAATAGGTGGATAGTATGAGCGGTAAATCAGAATTACTCAGTATAGCAGCAGATTTAAAACGGTTAGCCGATAGGTTAGCTAGTTGTGCTAAAGAAGATGATAAAGAAGAGAAGTTAGAGAATGAAACACCCAGTAAAAAATCTGACCCAAAGGTAATGGCAGCAATAATCAAAAAGAAAATGGATAATTATTAATGTACGTTGGTAAAGTAATTGAAGACATCATACGTCCAAAAACAGGGAACACCTCGTACACTGTAGATAGTACTACAGGAGAGACAACAGAAGGCATCTCACAGACTCTTATTATCGAATTTATAAATAACGCGCTTACATGGCTACAATCTAGGATTATCGCAAATTATCCAGACGAGTTTGTAATACAGAACGTACAGAATACAGTAAGAGATCAAGAAGCATATACAATAACAGATAACATATTTTTAAATAATAAATTTATAGCTGTATGGTATTCTGACAACGGACAATTAGATAGCTATAACCTACTATCTCCTGCGCGTATCCATGAAAGAGATACGCGATCAGGTAAACCGTATAAATACATAAGACAAAACGGGCAGATACTCTTAAACTGTATTCCTGACTCGTCTCAAGGAAAGTTACGAGTAGCTTATTACAGAGCGCTTAATGCGCTAGGTTTACGGACAGGTATCGTAGAAGAAGTTAACGCAGGGAATTTAAAACTTACCAGTGAAGATGTTTACCTAAACTCGTTTGCACTAGAGGACGCTCAGTATATATGTACAGCGGATAGTTTTGGAAACGTATCTTCTTATAATTTAAAAGTAGAAAGTTATGATCGTACTAATCTTATTATCTATATAGATAGTGCGACTACTCCTACTACTGATGTGGCAGTCGGGGATTATGTAGTTATAGGTAGATATACATCTACCCATATTGTGATGGATAATCCTCATTTGCCTAATAGAATGATGGATTTCTGTAAAGTATTTGCACAAGCTCGCATACTTAATACTGATTCGTCGACAGATGAGATTACAGAGCGTACTGAAGTGACTACTATACTAACTGATATAATAGATCAGTTTGCTGAGATGACTGAAGATGTACAAGATGTCCCTATAACGGATGAATTATTAAGGTCATGAGATGCCATCTAAAGAACAGTCTGTATCTTTACTTGCTAACACGTTTAAAGGGTTTGTACTAAACCCATCAGAGATATCTGTAGATTTTAACTCAGCTAGACTTTGCTCAAACGTTATAAAAAACAAACAATCTCAATTAACTATTCGAAAAGGTATACGTAGTACTTTCAATCAAATTGAAACACAGCCATACCAAGCTCTTTTTCCCTATGGGTACGTTTATAATGATACAGATAACGGTACTACAGTAGAGGAGTTAGTAGGCTTATCTATGTCTATGGACTCGTCTTATGTTCAGCAGACTGTAAAACTATATCGTTTTATAGAGCGTACTCTTACCATAACGTATATTGGACCAGGTGAAGGTAACATAACAATTACTCCAGAAGCAGTTAGTGGGGATTACAATGTCAATCGTGTTATAGCAAAATCAAATGGTATCACTGTATATGAGTCTGTATATGAGACTATTAACGATCCATCTTCTACAGGTAACATAAACACGTTTTTTGTAGATATAGCAGCTCTCCCAGATTATAGCTGCTCTCCATTTACAGCTCAGGCATCCGTACAGGGGTGCTTCATAGATGTATTTGGAGGAGGGATTGATTTAGTTTTTGCAGAATCAGGAAGTACTCAAGAGCTTACTTATTACGATATAGAATTAGTAGGTACTTTAGCTGATGCACCTAAGACATTCACTGATGCAGATTTTATAAATCCATCATTTCAAAATTTTAATAACGTACTAGACATAGCTTACGGTAATTATCCATATAAATACGATGGTAGAGATGTCTATAGAATGGGGTTACCTCAAGCAAGTATTTTTTCCATAGCAGATGCAGCAGGTGGATCTACATTCACTTTAGGAGACACCTTCATATATAAAGCAGTGTTTACTCGTGTAGATAACAGAGGAAACATAATTGAAGGAGAGGATTCAGACGACTCATTAGCAGTAGCGTCACATACAATGGTAGCTAACAAAGATATCACATTAAATCTAAATTCGTTAGTAGCCTCTGCATACCCTAATTTCGCGTTAAGAGGCGCAAAAATAAACGGCGCTCAGGTAGGCGTTAACACAATAACTGTAGATAGTGGACATACTTTATTAGTTGGTGATGATGTTTATCTATACAACGGTACTGAGTATGTAGTCAGAGAAGTAACAGCCATTGCGGCTACTACTATCACAATAGACGGCGCAGTAGTTACAGTTGCAGACGACGCTCTAATATCTAATAACGTAAGGGCGCAGATTTGGCGTACTAAAGCAAACGGAACTGATTTTTACTTTATAGCAGAAGTACCAGTAAACACGCTTACAAACAGCTTGGTATATACCGACTCTACTCCTGATTCATCTCTTACAGAGCCTTACGTAGAGCAAATTAGAAAATTCTCGCTTCCTCCTAAATGCCATTTTATAGGAGAGCACCAGGGATTGCGACTAGTGGCAGGAGATCCAGATAATCCTAATAAACTTTCTTGGGCATTGCCGGATAGTCCTGAAGCTTTTCCAGCAGAGTCTAATAACACTAATATAAACGCAGGTGGAATAGGAGCTATAACAGCTTTTATTACGGTAGATGATGATGGACTAGTTGTATTTAAACCTGATGGGCACGTTATTTTAGATGGGTCGCTAGATGACTTAGTTTTTCGTACACTTAATCGATCTACTACAGGAATAGGATGTTCATCGTTTAGTACTTTAAAAAGAATAGGTGAAAAAGATTCTCCGATGGGGCTTTGTAAACTAGGAGTATTTTTATTTGATGGAAGAAGCCCACAATTAGCGATTTCATATGCATTGAATCCATTGTTTGAGCGTACCGAAACGACTCAAGAAAATGGTGTACCTATACCTGATGCTAACTGGGCATTACTACTAAGTAGTAGACTGACCAATACTTTAGCTAGAGTAACTAAACGCGCTGTAGGCTTTAATGATCATCTTAATAAAAAATATCACTTATATATACCGGCTGAGGTGGGCGGGCCTAGCGGTCAAAAGTACGTGTATACACCATCGTCTAAATATTTAGTATTTGATTACGATCCAGCTAATTTATTTTGGACTGAATACACTTTTTATAATCGCTACAGGTCTGACTATAATCAAGACACGCTAGGAAGAAATGCTAATCCAGCAGCGGGCTTCACCTACTTTAAAAATAAATTATGGTTCGGTGGATTACTGTATAGACAGACAGGGGCTAAAATAAACGCTACTCTTTATAGATTCAATGACGACGATTCAGCTTACGATTATGTAGAAGCAGGTTACCCTGTATATATGGATATACACTATAACCCAATAACTAGAGAACAAGGATCATCCACATCATTCTTTAAACCATTGTGGATAGTACTAGAAAAATTTGTAAAATTATTCATGAATGATCCAGTGGCATCTTATGATGAAGGCGAGGGACCTGTAACAGATTTTGGTAACCCGTTTTCAATAAGAGTAAAAGGCATCAAGGATTATAAAGCTTACATAAACGGTCCAGTAGCAACCAATGCTGTACGTACAATAGATCCAGCTAACGGGCGTACAGTAGCTAGAGTAAAGTGCACTATTGATAAAGCTAGGGCATATCAAATTGTAGTAACTAACGAAGACGCTGATCCAGCTGATTTAGAGGTGCCTGTATTCGATAATATAGAGTTTATTTATTCTACTCCATACGACAAAAAGACTAAGGAGACTAAAGATCGTGGCTAAGTTCACACTTGGTAGAGTTATAGAGGATACGCTATCTACCTGGGGTAATTTGCTAGGAAAACTCACCTTTTCTGATAACTTTCTTGGGTATGAATGGACAGGTGAAATTGCAGCAGGAGAGGAGAAACGCATCACCCATTCTTTAGAGGTGATCCCCACTAGGTTTTTAGTACTAGAGTCTAAACAAACTAACTTGTTAGCAGGAGGCTTTACTAGAAATACCAGAGAGTTTTTTTACTTAAAAAACAGAGGAACTACAGCTACTTTCACAGGTAAAGTATTGATATTGCCGTAACTTTTACAAGGGATATAATCATAAAATGGCCGCTAGAGATCCAGCTAAAGTCACCAGATACCAACAAGCCGTAAACAGGATCAAGAATCTATCTCCTGATTCTCCTGAATATAGGAAGAATTTAGAGATTATTAAATCCATTGGTACTGAGTACGGATTAAGTTGGCAAAATAAAGGAGACTTTACAAAGCTTGAAGCAGCTCCTGCACCATCTAATACAGCACCTACTAGTAGTACAGAGCCAAAAGTAACTGG